TCCGCCGAACTGGTCATGCAGAACTTTGAAAAGTACCGCGACGCGGGCTTCTCGGCTAGCGTGTATTCGTCCAGCGCCGGGCGCAAGGATTTGCGATGGCCGGTTGTTTTCGGCACGCCGCTAACGGTCAAGAACAAGATCAGCGCATTTAAGCGGAAAGGCCCGGAAGGGTACGCTCTGGTCGTCCTGGACGAAGCCCACGGCATCACGCCAACGGTTCGGCATATCATAGATCAGATGCGTGAGGGCAATCCGCGATTGCGCGTGCTGGGCTTGACCGCTACGCCCTATCGTCTCGGCACCGGTTATATTTACGCGACCGAACCGGACGGCCGACCGGTTAGCGAAACCCACAAGCCCTACTTTATGCGGCTGTTAGGCCAGATCGCGGCGCCGGCGCTTATTGAGCAAGGCTATCTGACGCCGCCAACTATCGGCGATATCAACGCTGAAAGCTACGATACGCACGGCATGGAGACGAACGCCCGCGGGCAATTCGACAAAAGCGACGTTGATCGTGCCTACCATGGGCACGGCCGAAAAACGGCGGGCATCGTGGCGGATATCGTAGCGCAATCATGGGATCGCGAAGGCGTGCTAATTTTCGCCGCCACTGTGCGCCATGCAGAAGAAGTGCTCGCCAGCTTGCCGCCGCAGCTTTCCGCCATCGTGACAGGTAATACGCCAGCGGGCGAGCGCGCTAGGTTGCTGGCGGACTTCAAGGCGCGGCGGCTGAAATACTTGGTCAATGTAGCGGTGCTAACCACCGGCTTCGACGCGCCGCACGTTGACGTTGTGGCAGTGTTGCGCAAGACGGAAAGCGCGGGGCTTTATCAGCAGATCATCGGGCGCGGCCTGCGCTTGTCCGAAGGGAAATATGATTGTCTCGTACTGGACTATACCAGCAACATCAGCGACCATTTCCCCGACGGTGATATCTTCTCGCCTAAAATCCGGGCGACAAAGGGCGACGAACAAAAGGAGATGGATATCACTTGCCCGCAGTGCGGTACCAAGCAAGTCGCTATTATCAATGGGCAGATCGCCTCTAGCTTGAAGGACGCCTTCCAGACTGACGAGTTTGGCTATGTGCTAGACCATCTGGGCGCCCAAGTTCAGACAGAGCACGGGCCATTGCCGGCGCATCTTAAACGCCGATGCGATGCCATTGTGCGCACCGGCAGGAATGGCGAGCATTCGCGCTGTAAATACCGTTGGACAAGCAAGGAGTGCCCAAAATGCGGAGAGTTGAACGATATCGCCGCGCGGTACTGCACCAAATGCAAGGCAGAAATCGTTGATCCAAACGAGAAGCTGGTAGGCGATTTCCGCAAGATGAAAGCGGACCCGCACCAGTTACAGACGGACGAAGTGCAAAGCGTCACAGAGACGGAGGGCATCAGCCAGGCGGGCAACCCAACACTGCGCCTTGACTTCGTGACGCCGTGGCGATCGTTCTGCATCTGGCTTATGCGCGAGCCCAGGACGCCAAAGCAGGCAGCGGAGTTGCGAGCATATCAAGACGCCTGCGAGGATAGCCCAACGGGCAAACCGTCAAGCGTCACCTATAAGAAGCTGCCGAGCGGATTTTATCGCGTGCTTGGCTACAATCAACCGGCAGACACCCTGCCAGCGGAGGTGTCAAATGCGGCTTAACGGACTTGACGAAACCGGCGTCCGATTGTTCGGCGATCCTGACTGGCGCGGCCCATGCCCGCCGGAAGCGGCGGAACAGATCGCATTCTTTAACCAGGTTCGATTGCGTTGGCCAGATACGCTTGGCCGCTTGGCGATCCATCCGCGAAATGAGGCGATGCTTCGCGGTGGCCAACATTCGGCGTTGATGCGACACAAGGCGGAAGGCATGACGCCTGGCGCTGCCGATATCATCATCCCCGGTGCCCCGGCGTTTGTATGCGAGTTGAAGCGCCAGGACCGGACAAAAAGCGCATGGCAGCCGGGCCAGGGGGAATATCTCACTGCGGCCGCCGCCGCCGGTGCGTTTACATGCGTTGCACTAGGCGCGCAAGCCGCGCTGGAAGCTGTAGAGGAATGGATCAATGAAACCGCATAAAGAGATCACCAACGCGGCCGGCGTCTATTTGCGCCGCTGGCATATCATCCCGCGCAATCGCTGGCTGAATTTGTACCTGCATAACTTCGTCGGCGATGATGACGCGCGGGCGCTGCATGATCATCCCTGGTGGAGCGTTTCGTTTATCCTGAAAGGTGGTTATTGGGACGTGCTGCCTCACAAAATGATGGTCAAGCGGAAGCGCTGGCACATTGTCCGCAGATCGCCCCGCGCGGCTCACAGAGTGCAGCTAATCAAAAACAGCGACGGCACCAAGCGCGAAGCCTGGACGCTGTTCTTGACCGGCCCGCGCGTTCGCGAGTGGGGTTTTCATTGCCCGCAAGGCTGGCGGCGCTGGCAGGATTTCGTCGATCCGCATGACCCGAATAAGATCGGGCCAGGCTGCGATTAGCCCGGCCCGTTTAACAAGCGTCTAACAATCCGCCCCGGTTTGATTTCCGGGGCGGTTTTGCGTTTGGGGTTAGGCTGCTATAGGTCCAGATCAAGACTGGCTTGATCGGAATGGTCGATACCTTCAGCCGCCGCCATATTTTTAACAGATTGCCGGAAATAGGAAGGTTTCAACTCAACCCCTATCGCTTTGCGCCCCAGCTGCACCGCGACATAAGCTTCGGATCCGACGCCAAGAAACGGTGTAAAAACGGTTTCGCCGGGGTTGCTGCGGAGAGATATACATCGGTCAATCACGTCCATCTGTAGAGGGTGTACGTGCTTTTCGTCGTCTTGATCTTTTGCCGCTTTAAACGGCAAAACACGTCCCATCCGAATGTCATCCCAAACGCTGGACGCGTACCGCCTCCAAATCCAATGGGAAAAGCGATTTTCAGTCTGCTTCCCATCCCATAGCTTGTAGCCAAGGATTTTAGACGGCATAGCCTCTTCGCCAGCGTAATGGTCAAGCCCATTCGGTTTCTCAATAGGCTCGGCATTCTCTCCGCGCTTTCGGAACATGAGCATGTAATCGGCGCTTGCAACGCCACCAAAAGCAGCGTCATCAACGATAGTCTTGTGAGCCAAGTTCTTCGTCATAGTCCGATTGCGCACCCATAAAGGCTCCTTCCAGATCGTATGCCGCGCAATAAAATCAAAGCCGGCTTCGGCATGGGCGCGAATGATGTCGCCAGGGAAATCCAAAAGAAAATCCCGCCCGCTATTCCCGGACGGTATGTCGGTGCAGTGAACCGCCGTAATCCGCCCCGGCTTCGTGATGCGATGGATTTCGCGAATGCAAAATCCGTAATGTTCGAAAAATTGAGCGTAATCATCGCTATTCGACATATCGCGCGGATCGCTGCTGTAATGATACAGCCCACCGAATGGCGGCGAATATATCGAAAGGTGAATGCATTCGTCCGGCATGTCCGCCATAACCTCAATGCAATCTCCGTTATAGATGGCATATTCTTCCGTGATAACCTGATCTTTTACAGCCATTTCGGCATCGCTCCTTGATTGGTGTATTCGTTCTTTTGCACGATTGCGGCAGCGTTACCCATTTCCGCCACAAGGTTAGCAAACATCGCCTCGGCCTTTCTGGCCTTGGCCTTCATGTTTTCGATAACGCGACGCTCGCCCTCTGTTATGACAAGGTTTACTGTCACGTCATTCTTCTGACCAAACCGCCAGCATCGGCGAACGGATTGGTAGTATTGCTCATAAGAGTGAGACGGGAAATATACGATATCCGCGGCGTGTTGCCAGTTAAGCCCCCAAGCGCCAATCTTTGGCTTGGTAATCAACACCCGAATATCGCCACGCGAAAACGCGGCAAACTTCTCTTCCTTCGCGTCATCATCATCACGCCCGCTAACCTGAACCGCGTTAGAGATCAGTTTCTGCAATTGGTCGCCTTCCTCATTCATATGGCACCAAACGACCGCGGGCCGGTTGTGATCTACGATATCGGCCGCCATGGCTGCCCGTTCGGCGATTGTTCGCTTGCGCTCTTCCCGTTGCTCTGGAAGCGTTGCGGCGGGCAATTCAAACAACATGCCGTCAGCCTTGGTCTTTGCCTCGACCAAGTGCTCCACCTCTCTAAGCGGAGGCAAAACGAACGGCCCGTCATCAAACCCTAGATCCGATGGCTTACGGCAAGCGATTGCCCAGCTTGTAACCCAGCGCCAGAAGGGCAACTCGGCATGACCCTTAAATCGCCACTTAGGAGCCTCGCCATACATGCGCTTCGTCGCGACGTTGCTATGGTCGTTCTTAAAGAACCGGGCGAGCATGTCCATAAAACCGAGGTATCCGAGGGCCTCGCTTGACGTACCTAGTTCAATGTAATCGTTTGGTGCAGCTGTGGCGGTCGCTAACAGCCGGTATTCAACCTTTCGCATGAATTCCGTTATCTGCGCTTTCCGCGTTCCGTCGAACGATTTCAAAATGCTGCTTTCATCGCAGGCGACGCCGCCAAAATCGGACGGGTTAAATAGGTGTAGCTTTTCGTAGTTGGTTATTGTGATCCGCGAGTTAGCGGAACCATCGCGAGACCGGGCGCAATCAATGCCAAATTTTACGCCCTCTTCTACAATCTGCGCCGAGACCGCCAGCGGCGTTAGCAGTAGCACTGGCTTTTTAGTCTTCCTGGCAATGTTCTCGCACCAAGTCAGCTCTTGCAGCGTCTTTCCCAGGCCGCAATCTGCGAATATAGCACCACGGCCTCGGCGAATAGCCCATTCCGTCAAGTGCCGCTGAAAACCAAACATCTGGTCAGGCATAAAAAGCGGTTCAAATCCGCGATCAGCGCCAGAATGTTGGCGGTCATAAATAAACCGTCTATATGCTTCGATATCCATCGGCTTGCTCCTTTTTGGGTTCATGTTGCCTGCACATTCCGCCAGCATATCGGGCCGTGTGGCAACCCAGCTTTTCACAATGCGGAAGCGTTGCGAGGTCCGTTTGCCTGGTCTTCCAATGGCGGCAGTTGAAGCATCCGCGGACCTGCTTCGGTTTCCCTGGCGCGTTGGCATATTGCTTGATCATGCAGGCGCTGCTCACCTCACGCACTCCCGAAATCGTCTGTTTCCGGCCCGCCGTCATAGGGCGGGGCATCGGCTGCAGATTGATGCGGGCGCGCCTTGGGCAGATCGGGCGCCGGTCGCCACCATGTTGGCGGGCAATCATCGAGGTAGGAGATATCGTTCAAAATTTCCTCATGGAACGCCCAAGAATCCCATTCGCCATCCCATTCCATCCGATGCTCGGCATGCCATTCCGGATCATAGCCAATGATCTGCGTGCCATCCCGCGGCGCGGTCTCAATGGGTTGCCAGCCGCTTGCGCCGCTCATCCGTTCACCATGAGCCATTCCCGGCCCTCCTCTGTGATTGTGAAATAGGAAGTTCGCCCATCTATCGGCACGCCAACGCGCTCGGCCAATCCCATGCGCGCGAGCTTGCGAAGGATAGTCGATCCCCATTTGATGCCGCCCGCGTATTTGCCCGTTGTCTTGAGGCTCATGGGTATCAATTCCAGGCCGCTGATTTCGCCCCGGCGCTGCATTTCCACCAAGACTTTGCGGCGAGTGTCAGATAGCTGGGTCATCCGCCTTGCTCCTATCGTTTGCGAATGGCTGAAGTTCCCACGGGCGCGGGCGTGCCGCAACCGGCTTTCCACATTGCGGAAAAGCGATTGCGCGGATTTTTGGCGCGGGCATCATGGCGGAAGTTCAAACGCGAGAGGAGCAAACGCGATATGAGCATAGAAAAATATTTTGTTGTCTATGCAGACGAGGTAGCGCAGGAAATGGCAAGCGACGGCGAGTTTGCCATGGATGTTTTGGCGTATTTTTGCGAATGCGCCGTCATTCGTGAAGTCGTCGCCGGATGCAACGGCAGCGACTTCCACCGAGAAGTGCCTGAATTTTTGCGGACGCTGGCGGATCAATTGTTGGAAGAGGCCGAATAATGGACAAATACATCTCGCCGCAACGGATCATGACGCTGGACGATCCGAAAGGCGGCACAATGCGCACGGTCGAAATCGGCTACGACACGGACGGCTTGCAGATCTGCATTCTTAACGCTTCTGGCTATCATATTTCCGTGGTGCCGGTTGATCGGGCAGGACTGCTGATCGAGGCAATCACGCTAGCGGCTGCCTTAT